CGGCGGAGGCGGCGCCGGCCGCCCCCGTTGCCGAAGCCTGCGCCGCCCCTGCCGCCGCCTCCGCCGCCTCGCGCGCCTCCCTGGTCGCCTCGATCGCCGCGGTCGTCGCGACCGCCGACCCCGCGACCGCCGCGACGACGAGGTCCGAATAGGTGCCCGGCGTCCCGCCGACCGCGAGGACGTCGAGGGCGAGCGTACCCGTCTCGCGGTCGTAGGAGACGAGGCGGGCGATCGCGTAATCCTCGTACGTGGACTCGCGCGTGATCGCGAGGAACGGACTCGGCGAGAAGAGGTCGCGTTGCGCGCCTTCGTCGAGGACGAGGGCACGCTCGCCGAGAGCGAACTCGGTCGGCGTCGAGCTCGTCGCCGAGAGGAAGCCGAGCTCGGCGAGCTCTTGGACCTTCCGGAAAGCCGGGATCAGCGCCTCGTTGACGCGCCTGAGCCCCTCCGCCGTGAGCACGGCGATCGCGTCCCGCCAGTCCTTGTTGACGCCCTCCAGATCCGCGACCCGCGCGTCTAGATCGCGCCAAATCGGGTTGAAGTAGCGCTCGGAGAGCGGGGTCTTCCCATCCCGCATCCGGTAGCGGTCGAAGCGGATCGGCATCCCCGCGCGCCCCTAGATCCGCTCGGCGGACGCGATCGCGTCCGCCTCGACGGTCGCGAGGAGGTCGCCGCGGACCTCATACGCGACCCCGGGCCGGATCTTCGCGGACGCGAGCGCCAGGCGCCGCGCGAAGACGACGCGATACATCGCGGCTGGGTCGAAGGCGGGGGAGGACGCCCCGCCGACGTTCTGAGTCTCGCTCATGCCGATTTCCCCTTAGAGCGCCACGTCGACGCGCTCGGCGACGGCGAACGGCGCCGCGGCCGCGGTCCGCGTCCCCGTGATTTTCACGCGATAGGCGGAGAGCCCGCCGAGTCCGGTGAAATGGAAGGTCTTGCGGACCGCCGCCTCGCCGCCCTCCTCGACCGCCTCCGTCTCGACGAGCGCGGCGGACACCTCGCTCGCGTCCGCCTTCCGGAGCGCGACCACGACCGTATGCTTCGCGGCGTCGAAGCCGGAGAGGAGGAGGGAGACGCGGACCTCGTTCGTCGGCGCCGCGAGCGTGCGCTCGGTCGAGACGTGGGCGAGGGAGAGCGCCGCCCGGCTCGCCTTGACCGCGCCCGCCGCCAGCGTGAGCGAGGGCGCGACGTCGCGCGTCCCGACCATGACGGCACGGAGCGGGACGAGGTCGGGCGACGAGGCGAGAATGCCCTCGGTGCCGCCGAGCGGGTACCACCGCCCGCCGACCTGGACCTCGAACGTGAGCCCGGCGCCCTCGGGGATGACTTGCTCCGCCGCGACGTCGATCTCCGTGATACCGCCCGCGAGGCTGATCGGCTGCAACGCGACCTCGGTCCGCGCGCGCCGAAAAGCAGCGGCGTAGAGCGAGAACATGAGGTCTTTCGTTATGTCGCCGACGAAATAGTCACCGTCGCTGCCGTAGAACAGAGTCCCCGCGGTGAAGGCGTTCGCCGAGACGGTCGCGGCGCGGTGGGCGCCCTCGGTGATGACGACGACCGCGTACCGCTTGCCGCTCTCGAGGAGCACGGGCGGGACGTCGATCGCCGTCTCGGCCGGATACCGCTTCAATGCGGAGGCGGCGACGGTCGCGACCGCCCGCGTCTTCCCGAGGACCGGCTTGCCGTTCTCGACGTCGACGACCGCGACCCGCACATCCCCGCTCCCCGCTACCGCCGTGAAGTAGAGCCCGACGCGGGTCAACCACATGGCGCGCGGCGCGAGGAAGGTCTGAGCGACCATCACGCCGTTGTACGAGGTCGTCGTCTCCTCGAGGCGGTAAGCCTCGACCGGATAGGACTCCCAGTAGCCCCACGCGCCGCGGCGGAGGAGGCGCGTCAGGCGCGAGACACCGTAGATCTTGCGGTAATGATAGGCGTACCACGAGGGAAGCCAATTCCAGCGCCACCCGTAGTGGAAGCGCCACGCCTGGGTCACGTACTTGACCAAGGTGTGCGTCTGGACTTGGTACTGTGAGAGAGAAATGTCGCCCGCGTACCCCTCCGTCCGCAGCGCGAGCGCGTGGTCGAAGGCGGGGAGGATCGTGTCGCCGCTGCGCCACACGCCGGAGTCGAGCGGGCTGAACAGCGCGAGCGCCGCCGTCGCGGTGGCGGCGGCGGGGAACAGCAACCCGTTGTCGATCTCGGCGCCCCCGGCGGTGAGGCCGGCGTCCGTCTCCCCGTCGTCGGTGAAATAGTCCGCCCCATACTGCGCGTAATCGTCGGGGAGGTCCGCCTTTTCCTTGAGCCGCGCGATGTCGGCGGAGATCCGGACGATCTGCTCGAGGTCGGCCTTCGCCGCCGTCCGCTCGGCGATCGCGGCGAGGTCGGAGGCGAGCGCCTCGATCTGCGGGCCGGTGCGATTCCGCCAGGCGTTGAGCGCGGCGATGTCGCGCTGATTCGTCTCGGCGTTCGCGAGGCGGTTGTCGAGAACCTGGGAGATGGACTCGATCCCGCTCGGCGTCAGGGTGACGAGCGCGACGAGGAGCGCGTTGTCGGGGATCGCCGGGTTCTGCGGGTCGGCGCTCTCGACGCCGGGGATCGCGTTGACCTCGGCCTTGCGGAACCGCTGCATCGCGACCGCCTGCGGCTCGGTCGTGCCCGCGGCGAGGTCGATCAGGAAGTCGCGGGGCTCGACCTCCGTCTCGATCTCCTGCCCCCAGACGACGATGCCGACGACCTTCTTTGTCGCGACCGGGAGGTACGAGTAGAGGTTGAGCGGGACGTCGCCCGCGGAGGAATAGACCGCGCCGTTGTGGTACAGGCGCCCGAGGGCGACGTTGACCTCCGTCGCGCTTTCCTGCGCGACGGTGAAGCCGGTGTACCGCCGGGCGCTCTCGAGGAGCGCGTCGGCGACGACGTGTTCGATCGCCTCGGCGGCATACGCCTGTGCGTTGTTGAGGTCCGCGCTCTGCAATTCCTGCCGGTCGCGGAAGATCACTCGCTTTTCCACGCTAATCCACCCTCTGCCATTGCCCGGCCGTCGCGGACCCGGCCCGTCGCCCCTCGCCGCTCACGAGTCCGGCGTGCGTGCGCGTGTCGAGGAGCACGCGATCGCGGGCGGAAACCGACCACCGGAGCGCCCGGACCATCGTGTCGAAGGCGCGCCGGGGGCTCGCGACCGCGAAGCCCCGAACATACCGCCCCGCCGCCAGCGGGCTCCGCTGGCCGCGGATCGCGACCCTGAGCTCCGCCTGGTAGGGCGGCATCCCGAGGCGGACCGCGCCGAGGTGCAGCGACCGCCCGCGCCGCTCGAGCGACCGCTCGGGGTCGAAGAGGCGGAGCCGGTCGAAGAGCCTGTCGCCCGCCGTCGTCGGGAGCGTCGAGGACCGCGCAGCCCCGGCGCCGACGAAGCCGCCATCGGCCAGCACGCCGCGCGCGGACCCGCGCTGCGCGACCCGCTCGGAGATCACCGAGATCGGCTCGAGCGAGGGCGAGGCGGTCCGCCGGGCGAGCCGCTCGACCGAGACGGCGATCTCGCCCGTCGCCGCGAGGCGGTAGAGCCGATCCGCGGCGTCGCGGTGGGTCAGGTAGCGCGCCCGCGCGCCGACGAAGCGGCCGGCGAACTGCGCGAGGCCCGCCATCATGGGGCGGCGGACCTCGACGAAGGTCGAGACGGCGGACGTCTCGACCGCGGTCCGCCGCTCGATCGTCGTGAGCGGCGTTTCGATCCCGCCGTCGACGAGGAAGGCGCGCCGCGAGATCCGGACCTCGGCGTCGCTCACGCGCGGGAAGGCGCCGAAGCGCCCGCCGCCGAGGAATTCGAAGCCGGAGAGGAGGGCGCCGACCCGCTCGCCCCGCGTGCGGTAGCGGTAGACGCGGAGCTCGGGGTAGCGCGCCAGGAAGGCGCGGCGCTCCGCCTCGGTCATGGCGGGCGCCAGGTGGACCTTCGACGGCGGGACGATGGCGCGGACGAGCTCGCCGCCCGCGAGCGCGGCGACCCGGCGCAGCCCGCCGAGCGTCCCCTTCGTCGCGTGGATCCGCCATGCCGACCGGATCGCCGCGCGCTTGCGCTCCTCGGTCCACCCCGGATCCCACACGTCGAGCGAGAGCGCCCAAGCGAGGAACGGCAGCGTCGCGGCGGGCGCGGTGTCCGGGTCGGGGAGCGAGCGGATCGGGACCGGGACGGCGCCGAGGCGCGCGGTCGCGAGCGAGAGGTCGCGCTCGAGGCGCGAGGCGTTGGGCGGGAGGAGGTCGTCACTCATCCCGGCCGACCACGGCGACGGAGACGGAGCGGCTGCGCGCGACCGAGATGTCGTCGACGACCACGTCGGCGGGCGGGGACGGGAGCTCGACGCGCTGGACTCCCGGCCGGTGCAGCGCCGCGAAGATGGCGGACCTCGGGACGTCGCGCCCGATCGCGAAGGCGCCCTCGAGGTAGGCGGCGAGCGACGCGCGCGCCTCCGCCTCGACGACCGCGGCGTCGGGCCCATCGTACAGGTAGAGCCTCGCGGCAATGTCGAACGCGGCCACGGTCGGCCGGCGGACGGTGACGGAGTCGGTCAAGGGGCGGACGTCGTCGCCGTTCAGCCGCGCGCGGACCGCCTCGATCACGTCGTCCGAGGGGAGGCCGTCCGCCTCCGACGAGAGGATCGTGACGACCACCCGGCCGGGCCCCGGGGAGGTCACGGACACGTCGCGCACCCGCGGGTCCGCGGCGAGCGCGTGGAAGACGTAGGCACCGACCGAGCCGGCGGTCGTGAACGCCTCGGGCGCGAGCTGGATCCGCCGCCGGAGGCGGTCGTCGGACTCGCCCGCCTGGCGCGCGACGCCGACGAGCGCCCCGAGATGCTCGAGGTCCGATCCCGCCGCGAAGGCCAGCATGACGGAGCGCGCGGCGTCGTTGACGCGCTGGCGGAGGAGGAGCTCCCGCGCCGCGGCGACCTCGAGAATCTTCATCGCCGGGTCGCTCTCGAGGAGCGCCGAATAGGCCGGGTCGCGGGCGACGAGGTCGGCGACCATCGCCGCGAGAATCGCCTCGTAGGAGAGCGGCTCGACGACCTTCGGCGGCGGCGACCGCGAGAGGTCGATCGCGGCGAAGGAGCGGCGGACGCTGCCGCTCATACGACGATGCCCTCGAGCCGGACCTCGCGCCCGTCGACCGTGTACCGACCCTCGACCGTGAGCTCGACCCGGCCGGGCGCGGCGCTCTCGACCCGCACGCGCCGCACGCGGATCCGCGGCTCCCAGCGGTCGAGCGCCGCGGCGGTCGCGGCGTAGAGGTCGACGAGGAGCGCCTCGTTGACCGGGCGGTCGACGAGGCGCGGGAGCTCGGAGCCGTACTCGCGGCGGTGGACCCTGGTCCCGATCGGCGTCGTCAGGATGTCGGCGACCGACTGGCGCAGGTGCGCCAGCCCGTCGATCGCCCGCCCCGTTGCCGCATCCATCCCGCGCATCGCGCCCGCCGCCCGCCCGGTCCCCGAGCGCGGACGTTACACGGCGGCGGGCGGCGCGTCGTGCGAAGTCGGATACCCTCGCCCTCCGAGCTCACGACGACGCCACGGGCGGACCGCTCATGCCTGCGCCCGGCTGCACGTCGCGGTGCCGGTGCTGCTTGAGGCTCACGCCGTCCGCCGTGACGTCGCCCCCCGTCACGACGACGTCGCCCTCGATCCGCACCGTCGGCGCCTTAATCGAGACCTCCGTGCCGACCTCGAGGACGATCTTTTTCACGCCGCCCCTGATCGTCATCTCGCCGGAGCCATGGTCGTACTCGACCGTCGTCCCGTCCGCGTAGACCACGCGATGCAGGGTGCCGGCGTCGCCGGGCGCCGGGTGCGCCTCCGAGAACGTGCCCGGGAGCGCGATCGCGCCCGCGAGTTCGCCGGACGGCGCCAGAAGCGTAACCGGCTCGCCAACCGCGGGCGGATTCCACTCGCGCCGACTGCCGCTCGCCTGCGCCGACCACGGAATCCAGTTCGTGAGGAGGTGCCCGCGAGGATCGGACGGGTCGCCGATCCGGACGCGGATGCGCGCCCGCGCGTAGTCGACCTCGGCGACTCGCCCCTGGCGGACCAGATTCGCCAGGCGGCGGCGGATGTCCGCGCCCTCCGCGTCGCCGATGCCGGCGGTCCGCGCGCTCGACCGGGGAAGCGCGATCATGGGCGAGGCGCGACCCGCCAGTAATCGGCGACGTGCTCCGCGCCGATCTCCGGCGCCTTCCCAAGCCACACCTCGGAGGCGGGATCGCAGACCGGCGGCACGATGCGCCAGGGGGCGCGATACCGGACCTCAAAGGTCAGGCGGACCGCCCCGAGCGGAATCCGCCCGTCCGTCGAGACGTCGATCTCGCTCTCGGAGAGGCGGATCGTCGCCGTCTCGAGCCCGGGGACCTCGAACCATTCGAGCGCCGCCTCGACCTGGCGGGCGAACTCGTCGAGCGTGTCGTCGACGTCCTCGAGCGCCTGGACGATCGCCTCGACGCAAATCTCGAGGGTCCGGACGTTGTCGCCGTCCTCCCCCGATTTCGGGTAGGAGTCGAGGTCGACCTTTTCCTTCCGCGCGTAGACGAGCGCCGCGGGGAGGTCCCGCCGCTCGTCGATCGGGCGGAGTCGGGAGTCGAAGACGCGATCCTCCGCCATCGTCCACCGCTCGCCGGGCGAGTCCTCGGCCGGAGCGACACGCCAGCCCGCCAGGCGGGCGGCGATGGCGGCGCGGATGACCGCGCGGGGATGGGGCGAGCTCATCTCTCGTATAGCTGGATCACGGCGAGCCCCGCGGCGTCGTCGTCGCGGTCGACGACCTCGAATCGCCGGCCGCGGACCTCGACCTCGTCGCGCTGCGCGAGGTCGCCCGCGTCGGCCGCGCGGAGCGTGAGCTTCGGGGAGGTCGTGGATACCTCGACGGAGGTCCCGGGCTCGAGCCCGGCCCCGCGCTCGTCGAAGACGCCGAAGACGACGGTCCCGTCCGGTAGTTTGACCTCCTCGCCGAACGCCAAAGGGTCGACGAAGGCGAGGAGGTCGTCGTCGGTCAGGACCGCCGGCATCGGACGTCAGCCCTGAGAGCGGGCGAACGCCTCGTCCCGCTCCGCGGCGGTCGGGCGCCAGCCGAGGATCGCGGCGAGCGCGGCGATCTCGGGCTTGCCGGCGTTCGTGAAGTGCTCCGGATTGCCGGGCTCGAGGAGCGCGATCGCGTCGACGATCGCCGCGACCCGGTCGAGCTCCGCCGGAGCGGGCTCGGCGGCGGGCGCATCCGC